GCTGTTCTTGCGGTTCTTGCTGTTCTTGCGGTTCTTGCTGTTCTTGCTGTTCTTGCTGTTCTTGCTGTTCTTGCTGTTCTTGCGGTTCTTGCGGTTCTTGCTGTTCTCGCTGATTTCTGTATCCATTTCTGTATTCGTTTCTGTATCCGTTTCTGGATTCGTTTCTGTATCCGTTTCGTGAATTATCTTGTTGGTTTCTATATTCGTTTCGTGAATTATCTTGTTGATTTCTGTATTCGTTTCGTGAATTATCTTGTTGATTTCTATATCCGTTTCTGTATTCGTTTCGTGGATTATCTTGTTGATTTCTGTATTCGTTTCGTGAATTATCTTGTTGATTTCTATATCCGTTTCTGTATTCGTTTCGTGAATTATCTTGTTGGTTTCTATATCCGTTTCTGTATTCGTTTTGTGAATTATCTCTAGGTTTATAATTACTATTTGCAGATTGATATTTTTTATATTTATTGAATTGTTTTTTTAATTCTTTTTTTTCCTCTCTTTTTTTTGATCTTTCTTTTTTTTTATCAATTACAGTAACCCACACATTATCATTATTTAGAGAAGATGCCATTGAATAATTATTATTGTGTAATTATCTTTAATTATAAACTACATAATTTATAATTATAAAAAATTTTAATAAGTTAATGATAAGATGGAATTATAATTCAATTATAGTCTTTGTTGTAATAATATAAATATAAACTTTTTTTTAAATATAAGGACATTTCATAATAATTTTGTTCTGTTCATACTTATTAAAATTATTAAACCAATATAAATTATAGCTAGTTTTTAATATACTATTAATGTCTGTAAATTCATATAGTTCAGCTTCATTATCAATTAATTTTAATGAAATAAAATTTTTTTTTAAATTGTCTGGTATAATAAAACTTACTTTCATATCTAAACCATATTTTTGATAAAAATCACCAAATGGTCCACAATATTGATTTATTAAATCAGTAATATCATATTCATTATTAATAACTGCCGATAAATAAGTTTTTTCATTATAGGAATAATTTTTAAAATCAGATTGAATTTTTTCATATATTTCTTTAAGATTATTATTTACAAGATTAGTTTTTATTTTATAATCATATTCTTTAAAAGAAAAAGATAATTCTATTGTTTTAGAATCAATATCTACCTTTATTTTTTCTTCGGAATTATTATAATTATAAAAGGAAAAAATATAATTATATATTGATACACTTGGTGTATATATATATGAAGTAAGAAAACTTAAAATTGATTTTTTATATCTATAAGAAAGCATATTGTAATAATATTATTTAATAAGATTATAATTTTAATACCAAATAAACATAGAAATGGAACAAAAAAATGAGATAAAAAATGAATTGGAACATTCTTTGAATAATACTTGGGTAATTTGGATTCATAAAATTTATGATAAAAATTGGCTAAAAGAAAGTTATAAACGAATTTATTCGTTTAATACAATCGAAGGATTTTGGAAATTTTATAAAGTAATACCCGATTATTCTACAAATATGTTTTTTCTTATGAGGGAGGGAGTATTTCCTTTATGGGAAGATGCAAAAAATCGCAATGGTGGAACTTGGTCATATATAATTGAAAAAGAGCAAATAAATAAACATTGGATTGCAATGTCAATCAAACTGATAGGTGAAATAATAACATTAAATGATAAGTATAAAGAAGATATAAATGGAATATCGCTAAGTCCTCGTACAAATGTTGCTATTATAAAAATATGGAATAAAACAAAATCATTAGAAAATAATATTTTATTAAATATGGAGGAAAATTATTTAAATAATTTACGATATAAAATACATAGAAATAAATAATAAGTATATTTAATAAAAATTAAATATCTATATTATTATAATATATGTCTACTCATATGAATAAAATGAATAGAAATTTTCAGGACTGGGAATTAATGGATCAAATTTTATCTAATAAAGTTGATAAAATTATAGAGGAACAAGTAAAATTAAATAAAAGAATTAGTAATTTAGAAAAAATGACAGAAGAATCATTAAACATTAATAAACAAATTTTATTAATGTTACAAGAAAATAGAGATTTATATACTAAAATGATGCAACAAACATTAAATACAGAAAAAGAAACAATTAATATATTACACGATAATAGAGGTGTATATACTGATATGATGAAAGAAGCAATTAATATAAAAAATAATAGAGAGGATGTTATTCAAAGTCTTCATACAGATAAAACATTGAATAATACCGAATCAAATATAAGAATTGATAATGCTTTATGGAGAAAATATACTCATAATAAAAATCCATATAAAGACCCTTCATTTGGAGTTTTTATAAAAAATTTATTATTTGGGACACTACCAATATCAAAAGTTGATATAAAAAAATAAGTGCAATAAAAATATCTCTATTATGTATAAGAAAAGATATACATGAAATATAAACAATTTGAAACTTTTAAAAATATATCTTCAACAGAAATTTTAGATAAAGAACAAAAATTGTATCAAAATACGTTAGATGAATCTATATTAGATTCATCTTTACGTAAACAAATTTATTCTACTGAAATATCACCAATAAAAAAAAAATATATATTATCAAAATTAAATACTACATTAAAAGAAAATATTCTATCACCTAAAATTGATACTATAATAAAAGATTTACAAAAGACGAAAATATTAGCAAAAATACCAAATTTAAAAACAAATCCAAATTATTTTGGCAAAATAATATCCATTATATTTACAATAATAGTAGTTATATGTATTGGTTTAATAATTTTAACAAAACAAGTAAATACATATACATTATTATTATTATTCTTAGTTGTATTTTTAACTATTATATGTCATTGTTCTATTGGACAATTCTGTTTACTTAATATTGGAAATAGTATATGGACACATAATAAATTCGGACAAAGATGTAATTACACAAAACAAATGTATTTTACAGCATTATTGTCAGGATTTTTTGTTAGTTATTTAATTTTTATAAATAATATGTTAATTAATGCTATTAAAAGTTTAAAAATATTTTTTAAAAATATTTTTAAAACCACAAGTTAAATCATAAGTTAAAAATATTACCATTATGTTATGTTATATAATCTTATAATATAATGGTGATAAAATTAATATAATATTTTATTATTTTATATTTAAATTTATTTCACATTTAAAATAAATTCAATTCATTTTACAAGTATAATAATTCGATTGAACAACATTTTCTTTTGGAACATCTGGTGATAAAATAATTTCCTTGGATTTTATTTCTGCAATATTTGTTTTTCCAATGCAACCGTAATTAAATATACTATTACGATATAAGCAATCTTTTGGTATATTAGTATGTATTGTTTTAGTATCTAAATATTCATTAGTAGTTTTTTCTTTAATCCAATTTGTAAATTTAATTGGTGGATTAAAAAGTGCATAACCTCCATTATATCCTCCATCTATATTAGATGTTGATTCTATACAATTTATTTTTGTAGTACATTGATTTCGACTATTATATTTCCGAACGCATTTACAATCTATATTATTTTTTTTTTTTAAACTTTTACAATTTTCAGCTGGAAATGGTTCATTATTGTATTTTTCTGTTTTTTTTTGGAAAAAAAAAAGAACAATAATAATTATTATACCAAATATTGGTATAATAGTAGTACATGGGAAACAACTCATTTTATATAATTTATACAATATATTTTATGTATAAATAACTTATAGTTTAAAAAATTGATTTTATATAATTTATATAAAATATAATTAACCAAAGATAATTTCGCTTTAATATGTCAAATTTAAAAAAAGTTATTAAAAAAGAAAACAAAAATTTATTAGAATCGGTTTCTAACGAAGAAGAAGGTACAGACCATGAGGAACAAGATAAAGAATATTCAGATGAAGAATATTCAGATGAAGAATATTCAGATGAAGAATATTCAGATGAAGAATCTGATAATAAATTTGATGGAAATACCATTATTTGTATTAAAGATGGGAATATTTTTAAAAAAATAATGGATTTATTGAAAGAAGTTTTAGATATTGGTATTTTCATAATAAATGAAGATGGTATTTCATTAGAATCGTTAGATTCGAGTCATGTTAGTTTTATTCAAATGTTATTAAAGAAAGAGGACTTTCATAAATTCATAATCAATAAAAAACGAGAAGAAGATTTACATTTTGCGGTTAGTATGAAAAGTTTATGTAATATTTTAAAATGTTTGAATAATGGAGAACAAATTACTATATCACATGAAGATGGTAGTAATAAAATTACTTGGATATTTCAAAATTTAGATACAAATACATATCAAAAATTTAATTTAAATTTAATAGAACATGAAACACATGACATAAATATTCCAAAATCCGATTATCATTGTCGTATAAAAACTATGTCATCTGTATTACAAAATATTTTAAAAAATTTAGCATATATTGGAGATTATTTATGTATAAATGTTAATAAAGAAGAAAATCATATTGATTTTAAATCCAGTGGTATTGATAGTGATGCTTTAATAAGAATGACAAAAAATGAATATACAAAACTAAAATTAACAAAAAATATTACATCATCTTATTCCATTGATTATTTAACAAAATATGCTAAATCAAGTGCATTTAGTTCAAAAGTTTCAATATTTTTAAAAACAGACGCACCGATTTTATTAGAATATAAAATAGATAATTTATCGGGTATGATAAAATTTTATATTGCTCCAAAATCTATCGTATAATTATTATAATTTTGATAAATTATAATCAAAATTGTAATAATAATTAATTTTACTTATTTTTTCTTTGGTATACGTTTTGCTACAAAAATTTAGAAATAATAAAATCTATAACATAAACAATTATAGTAGTACTTAATTCAATACCAATTAAAGATAATTTAGAATTCAATTTACACAATTACAGTTTTTTTTAATTTGGATTGATAATATATGAATTATCAATCGCAATACCTTCAACTGAACATAAAGTTATAATAGATAAAGATACTATTGCAAAAAGTAATATATAATGAACAACTTGTAAATTTAAAACATTACGAATCGCATATAATATAAATAAAATCGGCAATATACAAGTTAATAGAATAATGAAAAAACGACTGATATTTCTATTATTTTTATTAGTATTACCGAAATATTTAGTCGGTGATTGACATGTATTGATAATTTCTTCGGACATCTTATATATTTATTATTATATATATTTTTTTATCTTTGTTTTATCTTTGTTTTTATCTTTGTTTTTTTTGTTGTTTTCGTCTATTTCTCAACTTTTTTCTTAATTCTTTTTTATACTTTTTTTGTGCTTCTTTTCTATTTCTATCTAATCTTTCTTCTTTTCTTATATCACTTTTTTCATCGTTACTTAATTTAACACCACCAAAAGAATTTAAAATATTTGATAATGGATTTTCTCCTCCATTTTTTTGACTCATAGCATTCATTATTCCACCCATAGCTCTACCTAATGGATTATTTTTATTATCACCAGTTGTTCCACCCATCATATTACCTAATCCATTACTCATCATATTATTTAATAAAGGTCCAATAGAATTTGTTAAATTTCCAATCATTTTCATTACTTGGTCACCAGTATTATCTAATGCATCTTTATCAATTTCTCCACTGTCGATTTTAGATTTAATATCATTAGCCATATTTTCAAATGGATTTTCTCCATTATCATTATTTCCAAATAATGATGCTAATGGATTTTCTCCATTATCATTATTTCCAAATAATGCTGCTAATGGATTTTCTCCATTATCATTATTTCCAAATAATGCTGCTAATGGATTTTCCCCATTATCATTATTTCCAAATAATGCTGCTAATGGATTTTCCCCAGTTGTATTTGCTTGAGATTCTTCTTTGCAGATAATATCTTTAGATACTTGATTTATTTCGTTTTGTTTCGGGTGTTCTTGTTTATTATTTTTATCATTTTCATTTTCATTTTCATTTTCATTTTCATTTTCATTAGTTTTATTGGATAACATATTTGAAAATATATCTTGAACTTGTTTTTGCATTTTATCTAAATTTTCATCACCAAGAGTATTTCTAATACTTTCTTCAATTGTTTCTAACTCATCTGTAATTCCATTTAAATCTTGCATAATTTTATGTTCTTCTTCTTTGGACATAACTTCTGGGTTTTTATCAATTTGTTCTTCAGTTTGCCCTTTATTATTTTCAATATTATCAATAATTACAGCATCTTCAATTTCATTTTCTTCAATTTCATTTTCTTCAATTACATTTGATAATTCATTAATATTATATAATCCTCTAATATCATCAAGAGTAGCTTTTCCCATAACAAATTTACCAATAGTAAAACAATAGTTAATATGAGAGAAAACTTGTGTTTTATCCTTAATTTGCATTTTCGTCCAAATAGATTTAATGTTGATTTCATTTAAAAACTTAATTTCGGAAGTTTCTTCAAAAATAGAAAAATCATTTTCTTTAATTTTATCAATATATGTTGGTAATTCATCAATCATATTATTAAGTATTGTAGTAATTATATCATTTGACGAAATAATTTGTTTAATATATTTATTAATTGTTTGATTTTTATCATCATATAATACTAATTGATTAATAAAATCACAATAACAAGATTTAAAAGTATTCAATCCTTCCATAATGAAATATATATTTTACTATACAAATAAAAAGAACGAGCTTTACGCAGATTATTTAGAATTAATATATTTTTCAGTAATTTTGAAAATTACTTTAATATATAACCAAATTTGTTTTTTTGTATTATCAGTTGCATCTTCCCAAATTAATTTTAATTTTAAATCATCTAAAATAGTTCCAGATAAATCATGTTTTAAAAAAAAACTTTCATCATTTTCTTTAACATTAGGATAATATTTCCAACAAGTTTCAACAAAATTTTGAATACCCCATTTTTCATTTGCTTTAGTTATTAATAAAAATTGATTTTTAATAGGATAAATATCTTTATTTTCAGGATATGTTTTCGCCATTTCTCCTAAAAAATTTAAACATTGTTTATTAAATGCTTGAATATAACTCATTGTATATTATAATAAACGTAATAATCTTTAATTATAAAACACACACATATATAAATAAATAATTAAAATTTTTTCATTTATTTCAATATATATAAATCTTAATTATTTGACTGATTATTACTATTATTTTCTTCCAATTTAGATACATCAAATTTCATATATTTTTCAATATTACGTTTTAAAGTATTTTCATCTGAACCAGACCATTTATAAAATGCTTTTCCATTTTTCATTAAAATAAAAGTTGGTAGTGAAGTTGGACTAAAAAATTCCATAAGTTCTTCTGCTTCATCTACATTAACTTTTAAAAAAATACAATTTTCATGTTGTTTTGATAATTCCGCAAAAATTGGTTTAATTGTTTGACACGGCATACACCAAGATGCAAAAAAATCAATTATTATTAAATTAGAAGGAAATTTTTTAGCAATTTTTTCTAATTCTTCTATATTAGAAATATCAACTACTCTAGACATTATTATATATATAATAATGTCTATTTATATTTATATTTATTATAAATACGCATTAGTAAATTATTTAAAAATTTACTAAATTCGTGAATTAAATTCAAATTAAAAAATTGATTTTAATTACTGTTATATTATTTTTATAACAAAGCGTATACATCTACTAAAAACAAGTCAAGACAAGTTTTGATTCCAGTAGCTAAAAACTATTTGATATAATTTCGTTTTTTGTTAATATACAAAAAACAGTTAGCACTTTAATATAATTAAATTAAATTACTTAAAATGTTAATTTTTATTAAAACATTAATTTCTTATTTAGAAACAGTTTTAGAAACTTTTACTAAATTTGAAATTACAGATTCTATTACTAATGAAGAATTAACTCGTATGAAATATTTTTTTATTTATAAACCTTTATTTAAAGATTTTAAAAAATTTAAAAATGAAAGCAAAAAAAATGAATATACGATTCCAGAATTTAATACAAAAGATAAAAATAAATTATCCAATAGTGTTATAGAACTTGTTACTATATGTAAAAAGATGCTTCATGAAATTATCAAAAATGAAATTAATGAAAATATTTCTGAATATGATTTAGAAACATACTATGATAAGTATATTGACTATGATTCATTTTTTAAAATTTTGACTGATTATGGATTTTTTGGAGATGAAGTATCTGACGATGATAATACAGATAATAAGATGAAAGATTAACAAAAAAAAAATGGACTGGAAAATTTATTGTAACTTTATAAATTCATGATTTAATGGATGTTTTAATAAAGCGATTTTCATACTATCTACCCATACTTGTTTTTTTTGAGATTCTCCTAGTTTATCAAAAGCATGAGAAGAAGGAGATACATTCATTTCAATTAACCATGGTTTAAATTTATCATCTATTATTATATCAACACCAAATAATCCTAATTTAATACTATTTTTTACTTTTGAATCTGTACATATTTGATTTTTTAATACCGAACATGTTTTCTTTAATAAAATATTAATTCTATTAAATAGAATTTTGGAATTAATTTTTTGTTCTTTTAAATATTTTTTGAATTGAACTAAATTACGTGGATGTTTTAATAAAAAATCTTTAACTTCTGATATTGGTGTATTATTAAACCAATAAGCATTAGCTACAATTGAACCAAATGTTAAATTATTTATATCAAATTTGTCCTTAGCATAAAATATCCCCCCTTGTTTATGTATATAAATAGATTTTTCATTTCCTTTACATTTTATAAACATAAAAAGACGTATTTTAAATGCTCTTTCCTTTATTAATAATGGCTTAATAAATTTTTGGATTATTGTTACTGGATATTTTAATGTTTTATCTACATCAATTATTTTTTTTTGAATTTTTTCTAAATCATTATATATAAAAATACCTTGAGCATTCTCTTCTTCTGTTTTTAAAACATATGAATTATTTTTATTAAATTCTTTTTCAAAAATTTTAAATTCATTATTAAAAAGCGAATAACTTGATGGCATTATTTCACTTGCCATATTTCTTCCTAAAATTTTAACTAAAATTTCCCATAATTTATTTTTACGATTTAAATAATCAACACCCGGAATTACATTCAATATCATATTTGGATTATAATTTTTTTTTACAAATGTCGATAATTCATCATCTGAATACCAATATGGTATATAAAAATTACATTTTTTTGGTTCATCAGTATAAGTAATACCCATTTGTGTAAATAAATCTTTTAAACGTTCATTTATAGCTTCTTTTGATGATTTACAATATTTTAATTGTTGATTTTTAATTTCATCACTTTCTGTTTTACTCATTATTTTTTTTGAGATTTCTATAAATGTTTCCATAGAAGGAGATTTTTCCATATAAAAAGTTAATTTTTCTCTTTTTATATTAAAGAAAACTAAAAAAAAAATAGCAACTATTAATATCTGAATTATATTCAAGCTATTCATTATATTATTAGTTGCTATTTTTTTTTTGTTTTTCTTAATTATTATAAATTACAATCAAATTTTACCATTTCTTTAACCAAATCTGCAAAATTATATTGTCGCTTCCATCCCAATTCTCTTATCGCTTTACTTGGATCACTCAATAGTATATCTACTTCTGCTGGTCTATAATACTTTTTATTTACTTTTATTAAAACTTTACCAGTTTCTTCATTATATCCTACTTCATTTAGACCTTCTCCTCTCCAC